CAAAAGAAAGCGCTTGCGGACCACAAAGCACATTTAGATGCTTTACAAGCGCAAGAAGCGGATGCGTGGTTTGCCAAACAAGTTGCTGAAGAAGAAAGAAAAGCAAAAGAGAAAAAAGACGAAGAACAAAAAGCATTAGACGAACAAGCTAGACTAGAAAAATTAGCGGCTGACCAAGATGCTCAAATGGCTAGATATACAGCGAATAAAAATGCTGAAGCCGAAATTGACAAAAAGAAACGTGAAGAAGAAAAAGCATTAGAACTAGCTAAACAAAATGAGATTTTAAACTTTGCCCAAATGAGTACGCAATCTCATCAAGCATTATCAGATGCTTTCTTTGCGGTTAAAAATAGAAACCTACAAAAAGGCTCAGCTGCTGAACGAAAATCAGCAGAACAACAATTTAAAATTAATAAAGCACTAGCTATTCAATCGGCTGTTATTAGTGGAATACAGGGTGTTATAAACGCTTTATCTGCTCAGTCAGTTGTTCCTGAACCATTTGGTACTGTATTAAAAGTAGCTACTGCGGTTGGTGTTGGTATCGCAGCGGCTGCTAATATAGCTAAAATTGCAAGCACTAAATTTGATGCTGGCGGTGGTGGCGGTGGCGGTGGTTCGGCAACATTACCAAGTGCGCCACCTATTCCAAGCCCACCAAGTATAAGCACACAGCAAAACAATACTAGCCAAAGTACATCGTTTGATGAAACTGGCAAAAAAATAGGCGGTGACAAAGAAAGACAAATGCAACCAGTGATACAAGTAAAAGCAACCGTAGGAGTTGACGAAGTATCGAGTAAAACCAATAGAGTAGAAACATTAGAAAAACAATCAACATTTTAAAATTATGGAAAATAAATTACCAATTTACTATGCTACGATTAACGAAGATTTATCGGGCTTAGAATTAAAAGAGCAAGGGATACAAAATATAGCTTTAGTTGATAGCCCTGCCATGCTTACTGAGTTTTTAGCTTTTAGCGAACAGAAACCTTACGAGTTTAAAATGGCTTTACAAGAAGAACAGCGTATAATCACAGCGCCAGTTATTGTTGCTGACTTACCAATATATCGTAAAGTTGATGACAAAGAATTTTATGTAGTGTATAAAAAAGATACCAATATGCAAATATTACAAAAATATATGCTTGACGGAAACCAACGCAAAGTAAAATTAACGCATGATACAAGCGACCTATCAAAAGGTGTGTTTGTGTTTGAAGTATTTATTAGTGATGCTAGTCGTGGCATTAAACAACCCGAAGGTTTTGATTTACCCGATGGCACTATTTTTTGCAGCATGAAAATTAACAACGACGACATTTGGAAAAGAGTAAAAAGCGGTGAAGTTAAAGGTGTATCATTAGAGGGTTTCTTTGACTTAGAACAAGAAATTGAATTAGATCAAAACGAGATTGAAGCTATCATAAAAAATATTTTGTAAAAAGTAAATATTTTACTATATTATATTAACGAAACTAAATTAAATTAAATATGTTATCAAAAGAAACTAAAGATGCTTTAAAATCAGCATTATTAAAATTAGGTATTGAATTGCCTGCTACTAAGGTAGAAACTAAATTAGAAGACGTTGCATTAATTGATGGCACTATGTTATCAGTTGACAAAATGGAAGTAGGCGCAATGGCTTCATTTATTGGTGATGATGGTGTGGCTGTCCCTGCTGAAGGCGAATTTGAATTAGCAGACGGAACTAAAATCATGTGCGTTGCTGGTTTAATTACTGAAATCATGCCTAAAGAGGTTGAAACGGAAGCTACACAAGCTAAACCATTAGAAGATGAAATGAAAGCAATCTTAAGCCGCTTAGAAGTATTAGAAAAAAACTATGCAACAAAACAAAACTTAGAAGCTCAACTATCAGAAACTAAAAAAGGTTTACAAGTTGCTTTAAGTGCTATTGATGCAATGGATAAAAACGCAGTTGCTTTAAACTTAGAAGCTAATAACAAAGTAGAAAAAAACTACAACGACTTAACTCCTTTAGAGTTATTCAAATTAAGAAAACAAAATAAATTCGTAGGATAAAAATAATATAAACTAAAAAATAAAAACAAAAAACAATGGCAATATCTTATTCACAATTGGTAATGATAAACGGAGTAGCTGCAGATCCAGTAATCTCTGAAATTATCTTTGAAAACAAAACAATCTCTGAAGGCTTAGTGGCTTTTGAAACAGGCATTAAAGCTGGTACTATCTTTACTGAAAATGTAAATACAGTAACTATGCAAAACTGGGCAGTTAATCCATCAGCATCAGGAACAATCGGAATTAACGATGTATTAATCACTCCAGTAAAGGTTGAATACTTAGACGCATTTACCCCGAATGATTTAAGAACTTCACGTTTTAATCGTGATATGAAGCCAGGTGCTTGGAACGATGTATCTGACGAGTTCGCTAAAATGGTTTTAAACGGTGTAGCAAAATCTATTTCTGCTGATGCTGAAACTAAGTTTTGGAACGGTGCAACTTCTACAACTAAAACGGCTGTTGCTGCTTTAACTGCTGGTGCTTTAAATACTCAAGTATCTACGCAAGAAAAAGCATTAGTTGCTGCAATGCCAACTACTTTATTTGATTCAGTAATTACACGTGCTATCTATAACAACGCTGCCGTTGGTGGTCGTATTAAAGTTGTTGGTGGTGCTGCAATTACTGCTGCTACTATTGTAGGGCAATATCAATTAGCTTATGCTGGTATTGTTGCTGAAACTTTATCTGCATCTGACGAAAAAGCATACATCTACGCTCCGCGTTCTCACAAACAATTAATCAATATTGCAAACGTTAACTTAACTTACCGTGATGTATTTAGTGTTGACATGGTTGCTGATAAATATTACTATTTAGGAGTTGAAATTAAATTTGTGCCAATTGCTGAAAATGTAATATTCGTAGCGGTTCCAAGTAACATCAAATGGTGTACTGATTTAATGGAAGATTTAAACATGGTAGTTATTGATAAGTTTCCTCAACCACGTAAAGATTATTTTTACGATGTAGTGTTCACTATCTTTGCACACGTAACTAACCAACGTTTCAACACGTTATACGTAGGATAATAAATAATTAAGGGGTTATTGATTTAACCCCTTTCATTTTTAACATTATAAAATTATAAAAAAATGCCTTGTCCATTAACACAAAATTATACACTAAAAGACTGCTTAACAACAGCAGGAGTAGCTTCATGGTATATCACTCCATTTGCTAACGTCTTAACGTCTACATTAACTGCAAACGTTGTAACTGCTATCACTAAAACAGTTACATGGAAAACTATTGCTCAAGAAATTGAACAAGGTATGTGGTCTTATACTGGTGCAGGAACAACTGCTTCGGGTTCTAAGGCTTACGACTGGGAATGTTCTATTAAAATGCACGGATTAAATACATTAGATCAACAAGAATTAGAAACTATTTTAAATAACAAAGTGGTACTTATTGCAGTTATGCAAAACGGTGATGCTTGGATGTTAGGTCGTGGTTATGGTTCAAATGCTATTGATTCTAAATTTGAATCGGGTACTGCAATGGGTGACTTTATTGGTAGCACATTAACAATCAAAGGGCGTTCAAGCTTATCGGCTGTTAAAGTTGACACTGCTATCTTAGCAGGGTTATTAACCTAGTAAATTAATTACACAAATATTAAAAGCAATCTTAATAGGTTGCTTTTTTTATTTTGTAAAAGTTTAAAAAAATACTATATTATATTAGTGATATTAATTAATAAAAATACAACAAATAAAGTTATTTTAACGCTATCTGAAAAGACAACGTTAACAAATGCAAAGTATTTATTTGAGGTTATTAATGACATGAGTAATACAGTTAAATGCTTTATTGCAGCGGATATAAGTACAAATAAATTAAGATACAACGAATTTGATTTTATTGAAAACGTAACTGAAAATTTATTGAATGGTACTTTTAGTTTAACACTAAGCGGTTTTTATAAATATAATGTTTACGAGCAAGCAAGTACAACAAATTTGAATCCGTTGTTAGCATTAAATTTAATTGATAAAGGAAAATTAAACATTGTATCACAATTAAGTGATTATCCAGTTTATACTGGCAACGAAAACAATACAGTAGTATATGGCGGCTAAATTTCAATACATTGACAATAAGCATATGTTAACGTTTAAAGCGTTACCTAAATTAACGTTTAGTGAAGACAATAAAGGTTACATTAAATATGGTAAAGACAATTTATACCCACAAGAGTTAGTACGTTTATTTAATGAACACCCTGAGCATAGGGCTATTGTTAACCGTAAAGCACGTTACATTTGGGGGAAAGGATTAAAAGCAGTTAACGAGATTGACCAAATTAAAGTTGAAACGTTTGTCGATAATTTTAACCGTAAAGAAAGTTTAAATCAATGCGGAAAAAAACTAACTACTAACACTGAATTATTTAACGGTGTTTATGTAGAGGTTATAACTAACTTGCAAGGTCAACCGATTGAAATGTACTTTTTAAATTCTGCTAATTGTAGAATATCTGAGTGTGAAACTAAATTATATTTTAGTAAAAATTGGAATAGAAATACTCAGTCAAAAGATATTAAGTGTATCAATAAATTTGAAAATAACGGAATGGCTGGCACATTCTTTATTGACTTTAAATATTATACAGCAAGCGCAAGTAAGTTAGAAAGCGTTTATCCAACTGCTCAATATCAGTCTATTGTAAATGATATTAATACCGATATTGATATAAGTACATTCAATAAAAATTATGTTAGTAGTGGTTTTTCGGTAGGTAAGATTATAAACTTCTTTAACGGTCAACCAACGGATGACATGATCCATTCAATCGAGCGTTCGTTTAAAGGTACTTACACAGGTGAGAACGGTGAAAGTCTTATGATTACTCACTCAGATAGAGATGACAAAGCACCCGAAGTAGTGGATGTATCGGTAACTGATTTATCAGAGAAATTTGCGTTTACTTCAAAGCGTGCAATGAAAAAAATCTTTGCAGGTCATGAAATGGCACCTGAATTATTTAATATAAAATTTGATGAATCCTTTTTAAGTGGCAGCCCTGACTTGTTAATCTTACAAGAATTATTTGTAAAAGGATATATTGAGCCACGTCAAATTGACTTATTAGAATTTTTATCTTATTTATCATTCTTAAAAACTGGTGAATATTTAGAAATGATGTTTGAGCCTATCAGTTTAATTGGTGCGGATTTATCAAACGATACTGATTTAACACAGGATGAGCGTAGAAAATTAAAAGGATATGAGCCATTAACAGCCATCCCTACCGATATAAACGGAGAGCCTTTGCCTATTGTAGCTACTCAAACAAATGATAGTTTAAAAGGGCTTAGTGCTGCGGATAATGCCGATATGTACCGTATTGTAAGAGATTACACAAAGGGTAAAATTAACGAACATTTAGCGGTTACTAGGTTAACAGCTTATGGCATTGATGAAACGCAAGCTAAAAAGATTTTAGGTATTGAAGTTAAGATGTCAAAAGAAAAAGATAAATTCTTAGCGCACTTAGAAAAATGTGCAATCATTGAAGACCCTACAACTTATACAGTAATTAAAAGAGAACGAGTAAAAAGTTCAAACGAAGCATTAAAATACGAACGTCAAATAATGAAGTTTGCCGATGCTTTAGTGATTAGCATACAAGAACTAGACAGTGCTGTTTTAAATGCTTTAAAAGGCAATCCTAACATGTCTATTGATGAAATTGCAAAAGCTACTCAAAGTGATTTTTATAAAGTAGAGGAATCAATAGGTAGGTTAACTAAAAATGGTTTCTTAGACGACACAATAGGCGGTTTTAAACCTACCCAAAAGGCATTGGATAAACCAACCGAACCGATTGTAAGTAGAGAAATTTATACTGTTTATACTTACCATTTAAACGAGGGTGTAAGTTATGCAACAAATCCAAATAAAATAAGTAGTAATTTATTAAGCACTTCACACGAATTTTGCAAAGATACAATAGGATTAACAAACAAAGGAATGAGTTGGGAATTTGAAGCTATTGATAATATGTCTAATGATTTTGGCGATTCAGCTTGGGACTATCGTGGGGGCTTTACAAACAAAGGCGGTTATATAGATAGCACTTGCAACCATTCATGGTATGCCGAAACTCGTGTAAGAAATAAAAAAAAATAAACAATGGCTGACGTATTATTTATACAAGAAGACTACTTTAAAAAACTCGCTGGAGTTGACGGTAACGTGGATTGGAAAAAATTAGAAAGCACTATTATAATGGTGCAAGATATTTATATTCAAAAAATATTAGGCACACAATTATATAACGACTTAAAAACTAAAATAATTGCTAACCCTACTTTGTCAACTTACCCAAATGAGAAAGCACTTATAAACGATTATATTGCAAAGGCTCTTTGTTGGTATGTTAAAATGGAAGCTAGCCCCGACTTTAAATTTGCGTATCAAAATAAAGGAATACAAGTTAAAGGTTCAGCGGATTCAAGTTCAGCGGATATTGCGGATGTAAAATATTTAATGGATAAATGGAGAATACACGCTGAACGTTACGCTCAACTTGTTACTGATTATTTAATTGAAAATACAACAACGTTTCCGAAATATTTAGAAACAAGTAACACTGGCATGAATCCAACTGTTAGAAATTATACAAACGGTGTGGCTATGCGTGGCGATTTAGATTTTGGATTTGAAGAGTTTAACCGTTTTAATTATTGGCGTAGAGATAAAGACTAAATGATTACATTAAATCAAGACATAGAATTATTTAAAAACTTTGCTTTAAAACACAAAGGCATAAACTCATTTTACTTTGGTGACGAATCAGAAGCGGATACGAATGTAGAAATAGTTTATCCTTTTATGAATGTAATATTGCAAGGTAGTAGCGTTACTGACAATGTGGTTAGTCGTAAATACATGATTGTGATTAGTGATTTAGTTAATAAAGATATAAGTAACATAAACCAAGTTTTAAGCGACATTGAGCGTGTTTGTTATGATGTACCAAACTACTTAAGACAAGTTCGTAATAGTGGTTATTTAGGTACTTTTAAATTTGATGCAAACATATCTTTAACAGATTTTACTGAAAGAAACGATGACGATGTTAGTGGACACTTTTTTGACTTAACAATAAGCTCCGCAATGGGTAATGATGGGTGCAATTTACCTATTGATAGCGGTAACATTTTAGATAATAATTATATTTATGTAGGTGGCAATATAAATCAAAATGTAGGTACATTCCAAGTTGACATTAAAGACCAAAACGGAAATACATTACAAACATTTACCACTTCGGGTACTTATACAGTAGAAGTGTTACAACAAATAATTGATACAATAAACAGCAATACAGCAACCGTAATAGATCCAATAGTTTAATGGCAAACGTAGATATAAGATTAGGTTATAAAGATAGTGCTTGGTTTACAGCCAATGCAACGCTTGTTTTAAAGGTGGGGCAAATGGTTTACTTGCAACAAACAGGAACTTATAAGATTGGTGACGGGGTTACTCAGCTTAGTGTTTTATCTTTTTTAGGTGGCACGTCAAGTTATACAAGTGTTTTAAAACATAACGTAAAGGCTGGGCAAGCCATCAATAAAGGTCAAGCGGTTTATGTTAGCTCTGCTGACGGAACTAATATGGTTGTAAGTAAGGCTTCAAATGTAAGCGAAGCAACAAGCTCAAAAACTATGGGTTTGTTAGAAACTACTTTGGCTTTAAATGGACAAGGGTTTGTTGTTACTGAGGGTTTACTAACTGGCTTAAATACCAATAGTGCTACTATTGGTGACCCCGTTTGGTTAGGAGTTACTGGAGATTTAATTTATGGTTTAATTAACAAACCTTATGCTCCTGCTCATTTAGTTTTTATAGGAATAGTTACAAGAGTAAGTGCAACAGTTGGTGAAATATTTGTTAAAGTACAAAATGGTTTTGAATTAAAAGAAATTCACGATGTTGATTTGATTAGTAATGCGCCTCAAAATAAAGATGTACTTCAATATGAAAGTGCTACAAGTTTATGGAAAAATAAGCAAATAGATAATA